CTGTACCTAAGAAACCTGTATTGCCTGTTATTGTAGCTGTACCTGTTATATGAGCTGTTCCTTCTAATGAAGTTGCTCCAGATACTCTTACAGTTCCTAAAAATCCTGAGTTACCTGTTATAGTAGTTGCACCTGTTACTTTAAGTGTACCTACTAATTGTGAATTACCTGATACACAAACATCACCATCTAATTCAGTTTTACCACCTACAACTAAAGCACCTTCTAAACTTGTTGCACCACTAACTCTTACTGTACCTAAGAAACCTGCATTACCTGTTATTGTAGCTGTACTTAAAAGATTAACTGCACCACCTACTGATACTGCTCCACCAACAGACATTGCTCCTGATACTGTTACAGTAGATTCAAACTTTGTAGCATCACCAAATGTCTTATTAGTAAAAGTTTGTGTTGCTGCTATACCTGCTAATGTATCTGCAGTTGCAGGTAATAATAAATCTATATTACCAGAGAAAGCTGAATGTGGTGGAGCTTTTAGTGCAGCATAATGTGCGTTACCTGACTCACAATACATTCTAAGTTCTGATTGTGAACCACCATTTTTTAAATCTATAATACCACCACCAACACTTACTGTGCCACCTATAATAGCATTACCAGAAACTGACACATCATCTTTAAAATGTGAATAACCTGTAACACTTAATGTAGAACCAAGTTGTACTGCTCCTGCAATCGTTACATGTCCTCCTACATTTATATCTCCTGATACAGAAACATCACCTTTAATAGTAACTGTAGAGTTAAAATTTGCAGCACCATTGACACTAAGTGTACTTTGTAAATGTGTAGCACCTACAACTGTAGTAGTTCCACTTACATATAAATTACCACCTATAGTAGCATTTGAAACTGATATATTACCTTGAACAACAGCAGTAATATTACTTAAATTAGAACCATCTCCATAAAAAGCTGAAGCACATACTTTAGCATTAGCTGCTTGTACATTTGTTCCACCTATTGTTACTGTTCCACCTATAGATACATTACTAGCTATTGTTGCTGTACCACCAATATTTATATCTCCTGATACAGAAACATCACCTTCAAACTCAGCTTTACCAGTTATATTAGATGTACCACCTATAGAAGTATTACCTGCTACATCAAGTGTACTACCTAATGATACAGCACCTGCAATAGTAGCATGTCCTCCTATATTCATATCACCTGATACTGAAACATCACTTTTAAATGTAGCAGCTCCTACAACTGAAACTGTTCCTCCAATTATAGCATTATCTACAGAAATATTACCTGTAATAGGTATACCTGTAATATTTGTACCATCACCATAGAAAGCACTAGCACATACTTTAGAGCTAACATGTACGTCACCTTTTACAGTTACGTTACCTCCTATACTTACATTACCTCCAACATCTAATGTACCACCTACAGATGTATTACCTGAAACTCTAACAGCTCCTAAGAAACCTGCTGTGCCTGATACAGTTGCTGTGCTTAACAGATTAACAGCACCACCTACAGATAATGTACCACCTATAGTTGCATTACCTACAAGAACTGAATCACCACTAATACAAACATCATCATTAAAATCTACCTTATCACCAAATGTTTTATTTGTTAATGTATCAGTAGTAGATGTACCAACTAATGTTGCTGCACTTGTTGGAAGTGTTATTGTTATATTGCCACTAAAAGAACTATGTGGTGGAGCTTGTAAAGCTGCATAATGTGCATTAGAAGATTCACAATATAGTTTTATATTAGATTGTGTACCTGTATTTTTAATTACAACTTCACCACCAGATACCATTACATTACCTGTAATAGTTGTGTTACCTGCTACATTTAATGTACCACCTATTGTAACATTACCACCAACAACAAGACTAGATACTGATACATCACCAGTAAATACTAAGCCTGTAAGATTAGAACCATCACCATAATATGCAGATGCACAAACTTTATTTGCTATTGCTAAATTACCTGCTACAGAAGCATCACCTGATACTCCAAAGGTTTGTCCTACAAATAAAGTACCATCTACTTGAGCAGCACTAGTAGCTAATTTTAAAGCTGTGTTAGTTCCATCTCCTGTTTGTACGTTTGTTAATGTACCTGATATACCTTCATTACCAGAACTACTAACTTGTATTAATTTTTTATATGTCGCATTAATTAAACTGTTTGTTAAATCACTCATACTGTACCCCATTTTCTAGTGTTTAGTTCTGGAATATCATTCCAAGTAATATTAGCTGCTTCCCAAGTTATATTTCTACCATATACATCAGGTCTTGCATTAGGAACTATTGTATCATCTCTTACATCAGCAGATTTATTTTGTGGATGATTTTTTAAATCATAATTACCTTCAAAACATTGAGGACATATTAACATATCATAACTATTTAAACGCATTACTTTTTTATCATAAACAAAAGAACATGTATCACACATTGCTTTTGCTTTTCTAGCTGTCTTAGACATTAAACATATCCTATTTTAGGTTTAAAATAAATACTTGCTCTTTCTTTATCTTCTTCCATTGCTCTTTTAAATGTTTCTTCATAACTTAATTTTAACATAGCTATTCTTGCATCAGGTACACCAGGTCTTTTTTGTGCTAATTGATGTGCAAGTCCATATGTTAAACAAGGTAAAAATCTTTTTGGTATATCTGCATTTTGTCCTGCAGATTTATTTACATCTTGTAATTGTCTTATTCCTTCTATTGTTAATATCTCTGTACTTGAATTAGGTACAGGATATAAAAATACTGTTGGTTTATCTACATTTCTTTTAATAGCATATTGTGTTGGTCTACCTGTTTGTGATTTATTAGGTAATACATTATACTCTTCAAAAGATATTCTTGTTAGTTGTGTTTCTGTTGCTGCTATACTAGCTTTAACTGTTATTACTAAAGCATCATTTACTGAATCATCTAAATCATAAGAGGTAACACTTGTTGCTACTGTTACTGCTGTAGTAAATGTTGACCATAATAATACACCTCTATTTTGCCAATCATTTAATAATAAATTAATAGACCTACGTGCTGATTGAGGAGTATGTCCTAAAGTTTGTTCACCACCTATCATTTCAGTAGCTTCTTGAATTACTTCATCTATATCTAGATTAAAATTATATGTTCCTGACCTAGCCATATTTTTTATGCTTTTCCTTTAGTTGTTGTTTAGCTGCTTTTGCTAATCTTGCTTGTTCATTTTTCTTTTGTACTTTAGCTCTTTGTTCTAATACAGTAAGTATTTGTATTTTTCTAGCATAAGGTTTATTAATTCTTTTAACTTTAGCTATTGTTTTTTTTGCATCTTCTACAGTTGCATATTTAATTCTAACTGTATCTTTAGGATTCTCGTCTGTATATAATCTACGACTAGAACCTTTAGGTTTCTTACCTGTTCCTATTCTAGGCTCTTTTTTTGACATTCTTCTTTTTTCTCTTAATCATTTTTCCAATAGTAGTTGCTTGTCTTTTATGCATTTTAGATGCACCAAGTAATTCTTTTTTAATTTTTTTTAATTTACGTTTCATAAGTATTTCTCTTTTTTCTTTTTGTAAAATATATAATGTTTGATTATTCATAACACACCTCCTAATTAAAGTTAGTGCGTTTCTTCAGTTACCTTACTTCCAACTCTTACGAGTCAAACGAATTATATTTTTTTTCTTATAAATCTATATGCTGCATAAACACCTAAACCAAGTATAATATAAATTAGTCCATCAAACCAAGATATATTATGTACTGTTGTAATTAATTCAGATGTTATATTCATTTCTTTTTCTTTTTAAATGTTTTTACAAATGTTGGTTTACCACCTACACCTTGTGCTTTAGCTCTTTTTCTTTTAACAGCAGATGTTCTTTGTCCTGCTGTCATTCTTTTTGCTTTAGCTAATGGTACACATTTAGGATATTTACGTTTAGATGTCTTAGCATTTTTTCTACCACAGGGTTGAAACTTACCATTCTTTTTTGGTGCTCCTATATCAACCCATTTTTCTCCTACCCATTTACGTAAACCACCACCAGTTTTTTTCTTAATAGTTTTCTTTTTCTTTTTGCCACCAGGTTTTACTTTACCAGAACATACTGCAGAAGCATACATATTAGCATAAGCTGATGGATATACATCAAACTTTCTCTTTGCTGCTGCTTTACCTTTTGGACAAAGTTTAGCCATTAGCCTCTTCTTGCGTTTCTTCTAGCTGCCATGCCACTAAGTGTAACTTTACCACCATTCTTTTTTTTGATTGCTCCACCTTTAGCCATGTATTTAGATTTCATTGGTCCACCTTTAGCCATATACTTAGTTTTCATTGCTCCACCTTTAGCCATGTATTTAGTTTTTGCTCCTGCCATTTTTAGTCTCCTTATATAAATTATTAAAAGTTATTTCTGGGTCTGTATAA